ACAAACAGCACATCTAACTCTTCCGGGTTGTGCATCATTAAGGCAAAACGGGCAAATTCCATGTGAAACGTACCAATGATACCTTTCACGCTTCTCGGCATTTCTCCGTTTTCTTAATTCGTCTTTGCTTAGTTTCTCCAGAAAAATCACCTTGTTTCACATTATCTACTATCCAGCCAATTCCGCATGGCTCAAGTTGGAATCCACATTTCTCAAGAATCCTTTTTGCTTCTCCGTCAATAAATTCAGGATGATTCCCAGCTTTTGTTTCCTTATAAATGCGGACAAGTTCTCGAAACGTGACAAGAGATGGAGTTTGAAAGCCTCTCACTTTAATCCCATCAGTCCATGACGTAAGTATCTTGTACAGCTTTTTCATCGTTTGCCACCTCTCTGTACTCCACATCAATCCCTTTCGGCAAAGCCGTCTGGTACTTCTGAGCCAACTGTTCTGCACTCTGAGCATCACCCAACGGCTGTTCAGGCGGTGCAACGGTGACTTCCACGTTGTCACGCATACCAAAATAGTTCTTGGCTCTGAAAATCCACTCTGCCGGGTTCTCCTGACCGTACATACCGTTGTACGCCCACATGGACTGCATTTGCAGAATCAGCTTCAAGATGTATTTCTGCTGCAAGCTGTCGTCACGGCGTTTACCCGCCATAATCTGCTTTAGGCTCACCCATTCGATGCCCAGCACCAGCGCAATCCATTCCACCACAGGGGAGATTCTGGCTTCGATGCAAGCGTCAAAGAAGAAGTCAAGGCGTTGCTGCACTTCAATCGGATTGTTCATGTCCACGCTTGGAAGGTCGCCAAAATACTTGGCTGCAATCATGCCGATGACCTTCTTGTCCTCTTCATCACCGATTCTCGACTGCAAATCGCCTGTGTTCAGCATCTTAGACCTCGTGATTGCTAACTCCTGTTGTTCTTTCACCTTTTTACTCACCTGTGAGCGGATAGATTTCCGCTTGTTAAGCATCTGTTGCTTTTTCTTCTCTCGCTCTTTCTCACGCTTCGCAGCGGCTTCTTCTTTCGCCTTTTGCGCCCGCTTCTCGCGCTTTTTCTTTTCAGCTTCGGTCAGCGGCGGTCTGCCACGACCACGCTTCGGGGGTGTTGCCAAGAATTCTCACCTCTTCATCTTCATTTCGATGTTGTCTAGCTTCCGTGCAATCCGCCAAACGGAACAGCAACTGCCAAGTTCGTTCCACCAAGCGCACTTCTCTTTCTCGCATACGCACCGACCAAGCGGATTGCTGGTCATCTTCATCGGGCAGTAAAGTTCGTTGTCCATACTTACCTCCCAAGAAATACAAATGCCCACTTCATCCATTCGGGGATGTCTGCGGAAAACAAGCCCTTATACATAAAGATGGAAAGTACGATGGACGAAACTGCCACGATTGCAATAAAAGCAATCACAATTCCCTGAAAAATCGCAAACTTTCTACGGCTTCTTTCCATCCTCTTTTCAATGTCATAAAGTTCGTTGTACATGATTTTTCTTAGCCCTCCAACTGGAGATGAGCGTTTACCATCTTGACGGGAAGAAACTTATCTATCTTCAAAAACTCTCCGCTTTTTAAGCTGACACCTCCAGACAATTTACTTACCGAAAGGTTCACGTTAGCTTTCACGAGAATTTCGCCGCTTATCTCAAACACATCTCCATATTCCAGACACCCAAAATTGATTTCTTTTCTCTCAATGTCGCAAATTTTCATCATTTCCACCCCATCACAACAGCCGTACAAACGGCCAAACACACGTTGACGAATAGCCAGACAAGCATTGCCTGCCGCTTTTCAAACAGGTTGTCTACCGTGTCTTTGATTGTCCGTTCGGACTGAACCACCACCGCCAGTAGGACTAGGCAGACCAGCCAGCGAGTTGCAAATTCAAACATTGTTAGCTCCACCTTTCTCTCAGCTCTTTTTCGACCTGCTCTGACTTTGCTGTGATGTAATCTGCAAACTCGTCAGGGGTCATGTCCTCTTCTTTGAACTTACCGACCATCTCCCAATACCTGTCACCAATGCGGATGATTTTCTGCACCTGTTCATCGGTCAGGTCTGCATCGCACCGGAGATTTTGAATCAGTGCGCCCCATGTGGCAGCGATTCCATCTAGAGCCATGCGAAAGCCATACAACTGGTTCTGCCGTGCAATTTTGCGGAGGTTGGTCGGTTTGACCTGTTTACCACATAGAGGGCAGTTTCCGAATTTATTCATCCGACTGCTCCTTTGCTTCAAGGCGAGAGAGCCAACGAGCTTCTTTTTCATCTTCGATTTTGATAACATTTTCCATGTACCTGTTATAAATCAAGATTCCGTCTCTTTCGGCGGACTTGCCAAACATGGTTAGGCAGACAAAAACATCCGCCATTTCTTCTTGTATATTTTCTAAGCATTCCTCAACACTCTTCGGTGTCGGGTTCGTGCCATCCAGCACTCGGCGCAGCTTCAATGCAGCCTGTGCCAGTTCGGATGCTTCTTCTGCCAACTGTGCCAAGATTTCCGTCTTAGGCAGAATGTCTGAAACTTTCTTGCTCACTTCTGTTCTCCTTTCAGCCAGTCGTTCAGCTTTTCCATGCAAGAGGGGCAAAGGACAACGGTTTCATCTCTTATCGAGTAAATCCCTTTATCATCGCCAGCAAGACACTTTACAATAGAATTGCTTTCAAATTGGTTAAGTTCGTCATCAAACGGTGTCATGTATTTCACATCGTTGGAAAGCAGAAACGCTTCGCCGCACCTATCGCATATCATTGTCATTTTCGTTCTCCAATCTCTTTAGCAGCCCATCCACATCATACCGCCAATGGACACGCATNTATGCTTTTCCTTGCGGTATTTGCACTTTGCCTTGTCGTACTTGCCGAACACCTTTTCCAGAGGGATATAGGGCGTTTCGATGGTTTTCAGCTCAAACAGGTGGTTCATCGGGTATCGGTACACAAGGAAGTCGCAGATGTTGTCGATGGAAAAGGACAGGTTCTCGTTGCCGCCGTAGTAGGTTGCAGCACTGTCTTTCAGGCGGTAGCACCACGCATCGAATGGGACGGATTTCTTGAAGTCCGCTTCAAACTGCTTGCCGGTGTTCATTCGTTGTCCTCGATTTGATTTCCAAAAGCATCCCATCCTTCACGATGGTTTCTTGCAAATAGCTCAATCTTTTTAGCTGTCGGAAACATATCCTCTAACATTTTATAGGCGCATTGTGGTTTATGACTATGGTATGTAGCGGGTTCTCGAAGTATCGTTGTGNTAAAAGCAGGAGCAACGCCGTTTTCTTTATCCCAAACCATTCTCGCATGGAGTTTGTAGCCACGCTTTGCCATTTGCCGTTCCGCTTCCATTAAGAACTTGTCAATGCACCACATAAACACATTATGGCGGTCTGCTGTATTTTCAAAGAAAACGTCTTGAATGGAAAAGCAATCATCAAGCGAAAGAGTTTGGTAATCAAGTTCTTTTCCTTGATTCGGTCTGCATTTTCTGACGTTTCCTTTTTTCTGCGGCCACGGTGGGTCTGTGTAAATAATTTCGTACTTTTCGTTAAGTTCGTTCATTATTCATCCTCTTTGGGGATTCTAGGAATTGGCATCCAAAACTTGACAGGGTATCCATCATCAACCCATTCCCCATCTTTGAACTGC